AATTGCTGATTCTTTAAAATATCCATTAACTTTAAACTCTTTAAAAAATTCTATATCTACTTACAACGTAGGTACTTTATCAGAAATACAAAACTTAAGTTTACATGACTTTGGTATTTATTTAGATTTAGAACCTGAAGAAGAAGAAAAAGCACAACTAGAACAAAACATTCAAATAGCTTTACAAAAAGGAGGTATTGATTTAGAAGATGCTATTGATATTAGAAGAATAAAAAATCTTAAACTTGCTAATGATGTTTTAAAGCAAAAACGTAAGAAAAGAGAAAAAGCAGCGCAAGCAATGCAACAGCAAAATATTAAAGCTCAAGCAGACGCTAACGCAGCAGCTTCAGAAAGAGCAGCTGCCGCTGAAATGCAAAAAGCTCAAGCTTTAGCTCAAACAGATATCCAAATTGAACAATCAAAAAATCAAATGGAAATCCAAAGAATGCAAACAGCTTTTCAAATCAAGCAACAAGAAATGCAGATTAGACATCAGTATGACATGGAGCTTAAAAGATTAGAAGTAGAAGCTATGAAAGCAAAAGAAGCTTTGATAGAAGATCGTAAAGATACAAGAACAAAAATTGAAGGCACTCAACAAAGTCAAATGATTGATCAAAGAAATAATGATTTGATGCCTATAAACTTTGAGAATGAGTCTATGCCACAGTCATAGATTATTATTAATTATTTAATTATATTATATTATGTCAGAAGAAACAAAAATCAACGCTGAGGTAACTGAGCCAGTTGCTTCAGAGGGTGGGGATATGAAAATGAAATCCAAACCTAAATCACCAAAAAAGTTTAATAAAAAAGAAGAACCAATAAAGGTTGATCTTTCAAAAGTAGACACTTCATTAGAAGCTAACGCTAAAGTTGAAGCACCTATTAAAGTAGACTTAACAGAAAAAAAAGAAACAGATGCCATTCAAATCGGAGAAACAAAGACGGTGGATGTGGGCGAACAAGCCGGAGATGGCCAAGTCGTGGACACTGGAGGAACAACAACCGTTGAAGAGTCCAGCTCGCCTATTAAAGAAGTTACCGAGGTGGAAAAAGAACCGGTACAAGAGCCAGTAGTTAAACAACAACAACAAGTTGTGCTACCAGATAATGTAGAAAAACTAGTAGAGTTTATGCATGAAACAGGTGGTAACTTACAAGATTACGTAAGATTAAATGCTGATTATTCATCAGTTGATGAAGATACATTATTACAAGAATATTATAAAAATTCTAAACCTCATTTGAGCCCAGAAGATCTTACATTTGTAATGGAAGAAAATTTCTCATATGATAAAGATATTGATGAAGAGCGTGACATCAGAAGAAAAAAACTCGCTAAAAAAGAAGAGGTTGCAAAAGCCAAAAACTATTTAGAAGACTTGAAAGATAAATATTACGACGAGATTAAGTTAAGACCGGGCGTAAATCAAGAACAACAAAAAGCTATGGATTTTTTTAACCGCTACAATGACGAACAACAAGTAGCTTCGCAAAAGCACGAGCAGTTTATTGATAACACTAAACAACTTTTTACTAATGAATTCAAAGGTTTTGATTTCGAAGTTGGTGAAAAGAAATTTAAGTATGGTATCAAAGATCCAGTTGCAGTTGCAGAAAATCAATCTAATTTAAACAACTTTGTCGGGAAGTTCCTAGATACAGAAGGTAATGTTAAAGATACGAAAGGTTATCATAAAGCTATGTACGCTGCTCAAAATATAGATAAAATAGTAAATCATTTTTACGAACAAGGTAAATCAGATGGTATAAAAAATGTAGTTGAAGGATCAAAAAATCCAGATTCTGCTGTGCGCCAAACACAAGGTGATATTTATATTGGAGGTTTAAAGGTTCGTGCTATAGACGGCGTTGATAGTTCAAAACTTAAAATTAAACGAAGTAAATTTAACAATTAAAAACAAAAAACAATGGGTGTATTAAGTCCTCAATTCGGATCATTAGTACCATCTTCAACTACTCAAACTTTAGTAAGCAATTACTTAAACTTTAATAGTGGTGGAGCTGGAGCAAATGATTTCGCACAACAATATCTACCGGAAATTTATGAAGCTGAGGTAGAGCGTTATGGTAACAGAACGTTAGCTGGCTTCTTAAGAATGGTTGGCGCTGAAATGCCAATGATGTCTGATCAAGTAATTTGGTCTGAGCAAAATAGATTACATATATCTTACGACAACTGTGCTGTTAGTGCAGTAGGAGCAGGATTAGGTAATACAATTACTATTCCAATTGGAGCAGGAATTGTTAACACAATTTTCCCTAACCAAACAGTAGTAATAATGGATCCTACAAATCCAGCATTTACAGTAAAAGCTATCGTAGCTACGTCTGGTGCAACAGCTGTTCCTGCTACAGGAGTAATAACTGTTATACCTTACACAAGAGCTTCAGTTAACGCTGGTGCTGCAATTCCAGGTGGAATTAAAATATTTGTATACGGTTCTGAATTTCAAAAAGGTTCACAGTTAAACAATGCTTCAGGGCAATCTATTCAACCAGTTTTAACTACATTTAGTAACAAACCAATTATCATTAGAGACAGATACGCTGTTGCGGGATCTGATACTGCTCAGATAGGTTGGGTTGAAGTTGCTGGTGAAGACGGAACTTCTGGATACTTATGGTATTTAAAAGCTGAAGGAGAAACTAGAATGAGATTCGAAGATTACTTAGAAATGAGTATGATTGAAGGTGAGTTAGCTTCTGCTGTTCAAGCTGGAGCAATTATCGCTGCGGTTCCATCATTTGGTGGATTACCTGGTGTAGGTGTTGCAGGATCAATAGGTACTGAAGGTTTATTCTCTGCTATTAATAATGGTGGTAATGTACTTTCTGGTTACGCTGGTTCTTTACAGGATTTTGATTCTGTATTAGAAAATTTAGATTCTCAAGGAGCTATTGAAGAAAACATGCTTTTCTTAGATAGAAGAACTGAGTTACTATTTGATAACATGTTAGCACAACAAAACTCTTACGGAGCTGGAGGTACATCTTACGGTGTATTTGAAAACTCTGAAGATATGGCGCTTAACTTAGGATTCTCTGGATTTAGAAGAGGTTCTTATGATTTCTACAAAACATCGTGGAAATATTTAAACGACGCATCTACAAGAGGTGGTTCTACTAACTTTGTTAACGGTGACAATATCGATGGTGTATTAATTCCAGCTGGAACTTCTACAGTATACGATCAGTTACTTGGAACAAACATTAGACGTCCTTTCTTACATGTAAGATATAGAGCTTCTCAAGCAGATGATAGAAGAATGAAATCATGGTTAACAGGTTCTGTTGGCGGTGCTGCAACTTCTACTTTAGATGCAATGGAAGTAAACTTCTTATCTGAAAGATGTTTATGTGTACAAGCAAGAAATAATTTCGTATTATTTACAGCTTAATATTTATGTAATTGTTACCCTCGTTATATCAACGGGGGTAATTATTACTTTTACAAACTATTTAATTATATTATATTATGTCAAAAACAAAAAAAACAATATCTCCACTTGAAGAAGGTTGGGAAATAAAAGATAGAAATTACTTTTTAACAAGTGATAGAGAGCCATTAACGTTTACATTAAAATCAAGACATACGGAAAAATACCCGTTGTTGTATTTTGATCCTGAGACAAATACTCAAAGAGCGTTAAGATATGCTACAAATCAAACATCACCATTTGTAGATGAACAAAAAGGTGAGTGTACATTACAACATATAATATTCAAAGACGGAACATTACACGTTCCTAAAGAATATCAAAACTTACAAAAACTTTTATCATTATATCATCCGGATTTAAACGGAAGATATGCTGAGTTAAAACCAGTAGCAATTGCTTCAAATGAATTAGTAGATCTAGAATTAGAAATAATAGCTTTAACAGCAGCTAGAGATATAGACATTGAACAAGCAGAAGCAATAATGAGAGTAGAGCAAGGTAGTAAAGTTAATGATTTAAGTTCTAAAGAACTAAAAAGAGACTTACTATTATTTGCAAAGCGTAACCCAAGGTTATTTATTGAATTAGCAAAAGACGAAAACGTTATGCTAAGAAACTTTGGAATTAAAGCAGTAGAAGCTGGTATTTTAAATTTATCTGGAGACCAAAGAACATTTACTTTTGGTTCTAATAAACGTAAAATAATGACAATACCATTTGATGAAAACCCATACTCAGCATTAGCTGCATGGTTTAAAACAGACGAAGGTGTTGAAGTTTATAAAACTATAGAGAAAAAACTCTCATAACATGTAATACTAATAACTAGGCGGCTACGCGCCGCCTTTTTATTTTAAAAATATAATAGAATGGCAATAAATGTAAACGCTGTATATAAAACAGTCTTATTAATACTTAATCAACAACAAAGAGGATACATGACACCTGACGAGTTCAACAAAGTTGCTACTCAGGTTCAGTTAAATATTTTTGAAAGGTATGAAGATGACTTAAACCAAATGTACAGAGTGCCACAAAATGATACAGAATACGCTAATCGCGTAAAAAATATTGAAGATAATTTACAATACTTTCAAAGAACAGGTACTACAACTGGAACAAACCCGTTCACTTTAGTCCCTGGAACTACTCCTTTTAATGATCAACCTGGAGCTGCTAATGTTACAGACACTGTTTATCGTTTAGGATCTATAATTTATCAAGATGCTGAGCTATCTCAATATGCTCAAAGAAATGAAATACTACAAATATTAAAATCTCCTTTAACACAACCCACAAAATCTTTTCCTATATATCTATATGAGAATAACCTAGTGTATGTTTATCCTACTACTATTATTAATAGTGCAGGAGAATTAATTACATTTTCTTATTTAAAAACTCCAGCTGATGTTGTGTGGGGTTTTGGTGTAGGATCATTAGGTCAGTTTGAATATAATGCTGGTCTATCTGTTAACTTTGAATTAAATGTGTCAGAGCAAAGTAATGTTATAATGAGAATACTATCTTACGCGGGGGTTATAATTAACGATCCAACTATAATACAAGTTGCTCAAGGGGAAATACAACAAGAAGAACAAAACTCTAAAATATAAAAAATGGCAAGACCTGATGGTGGACTAATCCAAGAAACTAATTTACAATATTACGCTGGTGCGCAGATTATATACACTCCAGTAGCTACTGCTGTTTATACATTTACTTTTAATACTCCTTTAAGTTTAGGTAGCTCTACTAGTTTTGCGCCTACAGATGCTGATTTTGGTTTAAATAATTTTAGAATATTTACAAGTCCAAATGGAATATCTAACTTTACTGAATATACAACTACTTATGTATTATTAAATAATTCTACAGGCAGTAGAATAACTTTAGGTAATGTTCAACCAATAGGTACTTATGTTAAAGTACAACTAAAAGAAGATGCAGTACAAAATAATTATGGAAGTTATGAATATATATCTATTAATGATATTGTAAATAACTTTATAGTAGGTTATGTTGGCCAAGATAAATTAATACCTAGAGTAAATAGAACTGATGTTATATTTCATGCTAAACGAGGTTTACAAGAGTTTAGCTTTGATACATTAAAAAGTATTAAGTCTCAAGAACTAACAGTTCCATCAAGTTTATCAGTTACAATACCTCAAGATTATGTTAATTATGTTAAACTTTCTTGGGTCGATAACGCTGGTGTTAAACACACTGTATATCCAACTCAACTAACTAGCAGTCCATTTACTTCTCCTGTTCAAGATCAACTAGGTAATATAGTTCAAGATAATTTTGAAGACAACGTACTAGGTACATCGCAAACTAATGAAAGATGGCAAGGTAATAATCCTAATAATATAACAGGATTTTTTCCAATAAACTCTACTAATAATCCAGATTTATTTATGGACTGGTGGGGAGAATCATGGGGACAAGGTTACGGAGGTTATGGACAAAGATACGGAGGTGATCCTGTTAACATGCAAGTAAACGGTTGGTTTAACATCGATGAAGCTAGAGGAACTTTTAATTTTTCTAGTGACTTAAACGGTAAGTTAATAATGTTAGAATATATATCAGACGGACTTGCTTATGATTTAGATTCTAAAGTACCAAAAATGGCAGAAGAAGCAATGTATCAACACTTGTTATATAGTGTATTATCTACAAGAAGAGATACAGCTGCAATAGCTCCACAATACAAAAGACAAAGATATGCTGCGTTGAGAAACGCTAAAATAAGATTATCAAATATAAAGTTAGACGAGATTGTTCAGGTAATGAGAAACAAGTCTAAATGGATTAAACACTAATACATGGCAGAAACTAAAAATACCTTTTTAAAAGGTAGAATGAACCAAGATCTTGACTCTCGTATCTTGCCTAACGGTGAATATAGAGAAGCTATAAACTTACTTATAAGTAGATCAGAAGGTTCTACTGTTGGTGAGTTTGAAAATGTTTTAGGTAATACAGGTTATTCTTTAAACAATTCATTAGGTTTTGTTATAGGTCATGTTGTAGATGAAACTAATAATTTAGTATATTTATTTACAACCAATTACGAAAACGATGAAGGATTAATAGCTCCTACAACTAGTGTATGTACTATATTACAATTTGATTTAGCAAATCCAACAACACCAACTATATTAGTTAGCGGGTATTGGTTAAATTTTAATTCAGCTTTTCCTATATATGGTATAAACATAATGGAAGACTTGTTGTTTTGGACTGATAATCTTAATCAACCAAGAAGAATTAACATAATTACAGCTAGAAACAGCGCTTCAGCTTATTCTACAGAATCTCAAATATCTGTTGCTAAATATTATCCTTATGATGCCTTAATTCCATTAGAAAGAACAACTGCTTTTGTAGCTGCTCAAGGAGCTGGAAACACTACAACTAAAATAACAACAACTGTTGCTTTACCTAATGTAAGAGTGGGTGATGTAGTAACAGATAATAATAAAACTTCATTTTCTACTTTAGAAATAAACAATGATACACCTGTAGTTAAGGTTGTGAAAGTTGTAAGTACAACTGAGTTTGATGTTGCACCTGCAATAGGTAATGGCGGTGGAACTGGCGGAGCTTTATCTACTGGTTTAAAAATAGATTTTAGTAGAACAAGCATGGAAAACAGAAGTGATCAATACTTGTCTAATTATTCTATACAAACTAATGGCGCTAATTTTGGTGGTAACACTATGATACGTATTGATGCTAATGCAAGTTTAGGTGGAGTTCCTAGAGTAGGAGATATAGTTACTAATTTAACAAACCCTAACAATGTTCCTAATCCTACAAATCCAACAGCGGCGGCTAAATTTAATTTAAGAATAACTCAAATAGCTATTTCTAGTGTAGATAATCCTCTTGGTAATACTGGAAGATGGACAATAACATTTGATGGTGATCAAACAGCTGGTGGAACTGTAACAGGTTTTTCTCCAAATGATCAAGTTTTAATAGCATCAAATCCTTTATATGACGCTAATTTTCCAGGTGACACTAAAGTATTAGAAGATAAGTTTGTCAGATTTAGCTATAGATTTAGATACAATGACAACGAATATTCTTTGATAGCTCCGTTTACACAAGCTATGTTTGTTCCAAAGCAATATGGAGAGTTTTCATTAGGTCAAATAGATCAAAAATCTACACGTAATGATGCAAACACTACTCCAGGTATAAATAATTATTATCAAGATGAGGTTGATGCTTACACTAGTACAATACTACAATGGTTTGAAAATGATATAGATACTGTAGGTTTAAAAATTCCTTTACCAACAAGTCTTGCTGAATTACAAACAATATACAATGTAAAAGAAGTAGATATATTATATAGAGAATCAGATGGTTTAGCTATTAAAGTGTTAGATACAATAGATGTTGACAATATTACTTTAGCTCAAACTAGTACTATTGCATATGATGATTTTGTTAATGGTTTAGAAAACAAGATTTTTTATGATTATTCTTATACATCAAATAAACCATATAAAACTTTAGCAGAAAACCAAACTACTAGAGTTTATGATAAAGTACCTGTAAAAGCTTTAGCTCAAGAAATGGTAGGTAATAGAATTGTATATGGAAACTTTTTACAAAGACAAAATCCTCCTGAAAATATTGACTATACTGTAAGTGTTACTAATAGAGATGCTCAGACTTCTGATTTTAGTACACAATATCCTTTTCAAAACATAAAACAAAACAGAACATATCAAGTTGGTTTTGTATTATCAGATTACTATGGTAGACAATCAGACGTTATATTATCTTCACAAGACAGTAACGAAAATTCTTTAGGTTCTAGTATTTATCTTCCATACAGAACAGCTGTAGACGCTACAAGTTATCCTGTTATAGACTGGTTAGGCCAAAATTTAGCATTGACAATTCAAGAAGCTATAGGTTCAAATACAGATATAGGTTTATATCAAGAACAAGGACATATTACTGCTTTTACAATAACTAACACAGGTGGTAACACTTATGAATTAAATCAAACATACGCAACAACTGGAGGAACTGGATCAGGTTGTACTGTAAGAGTAGGAACTTTAGCTGGAGGACCTCCGGGTAAAATTGCTTCTTGTACTATAGTAACAGCTGGCTCTGGTTATACTGCTGGTGATGTGTTAACAGTAAAAGATAATCAAGGTGTTGGAACTGCTCAAATAACTATTTCAGCTGGTGGAGTAGGAAGTGCAAATCCTTTAGGTTGGTATTCATATAAAATTGTTGTTAAACAACAAGAGCAAGAATACTACAATGTTTATTTACCAGGTTTTGTAAATGGTTTACCTGTGCAAAATCAAAGAGTAGCTAATTTAACTAGACCAGTAACCGGTGCATTAGGCTTTGAAGAGGTAGACACTCAAAGAAATAAAATAGCTTTTTCTACTATATTAGGAGATAATTTAAATAAAATACCTAGAAACTTAAAAGAAGTAGGACCAACAGATAACGAATATAATAGTGATGAAATACTTTATGTAAGAGTTAACAATACTGATTCAACTGAAACAAACCCTGGTCCTATACCATCTTCATTAAACTCACAATATTATCCTGGAAATTTATCTCAAAACGTTTTAAATTTAGCAACGGTAAGAGAAACTCAATTAGCTCCGGTTCCATTTGTTAGTTTTAACGCTGGTAATCCAGCTCTTGGTTTACAAGGTGATTATGATAGTGTTATTGGTATTAATAATCAAGGTTTACAACCTTCAAGCTCTGATGATATTGTTGCTAATACTCCTAGTGGATCTATACCTTGGGGTGATGTAAGTACTGAGGCTAGTTTTTATGGAGCAGATCAAAATCCTTTTATAATGAAATTTAGTACTGTTGGAAGTAATGACAATAGTATTGGCGCTATAGTTGGTGGAACAAACGAAGACCCTGATACGTTTCCAATGAGACCTATGCTTAGTGTTGTTGAAACACAACCAGTAACATCTTTGTTAGATATATTCTGGGAAAGTACTATGTGTGGAAAACTTGAAACATTAAACTCTTACATAACTAGTAGTGTAAATAATGTTATTGCTACTAATATAAGTTCTGGGTCTTTTGCTGAAAACACAGCAAGCTTAGCTAACGTAGGATCACAAATAAAATTTATAAATGGTTCAGGTTCTGAGTCATCTGATATAGTAGCTGTGTCTATAACAAAAGTTGTTTCTCAAAATAACCCAAGTATTCCTTTAAATATTTCAGATTATTTTACAGTAGCTTTAGTTGGAAATTCTGGCACAGCAACAGCTGCACAAATAAAAACAGCTAAAACTTTTTGGTACTCTGTTAATTCAAACAACATTCCATCTTCTGATGTTTATATTTTTGATTTACAAGTTAGCACGGTAGGAAGTGGAAGTCAAGCAGATCCAGAGTTTACAGACGTTTTACCAGCATGCTTTACGTTAACATTAACTAACGAAGCACCTGTTATATATAAAGATGCAAACTTTGCTACTCCTGCAGGAGCAACATATGCTATTCCTAATCCAGCAGTTAATGATACTAACATTGTTCAGCTATATGCTTTAAATGGAAGTGTAGATCAAACTGTAGAAGACAGCACGCAAAATAGAACAAAAGAAATAGTATGGTCTATAACTGGAGCTACTAGTAATGATTTTTCTATTAGTAGTACTGGTTTGATTACTACAGATACAACACTAACTAATGAACAAGCTTATACTATATTTGTTAAAGCTCAAGATGTTAATGCAACCGGAAGTAATAGTATACAAGCTTTAGTTACTATTACTTTTACAGCAGGTACAGCTAATGCTCCTAAGATAATTGGAACAGGGTTAGCTATAGCTTCAAGTGCTCAAAAAAATGCAGTAAATGGTCAAATAGTAGAGTTTGCTTGGATAAATTCAAACGCAAACTATCTTGGAAGTTCCACTGGAAGTCCTTTTGGTTCTCAACCTACTTTTGTTTATAGCGCACAAAGAATTTATAATATAACAGGTCCTAGTGCTCCAAACTCTTGTAGTGGTACTGGTAGATCTGATTTATTTCAAGGAACTATAGAAATAAAACCTAAAATATTTAATACAAATACAGCAACTGGTGATTCAACAATTTTGTTTTCAATACAATATAGAACATATAACTTAGTTACTGGCGCTAGAGGAAGTTGGGAAAACATCAACAGTGTAGCGGCGGGAGCAGGATACGCAACATGGTCATCAACTCAATCTCAACAACAAATAACTCATAACACAAGTGTTGCTAATCAAGAAACATCTTTTAAATATAAGTTTGATGAACTAGGTGAGTATAGAGTTATAACTAATGCTTTAGGTGGCGATTCTAATGTTGGACAATTTACTGTTGATTTTAAAGACGGTACTTATAACACTAGCGCTGGACTTTGTACACCGTAATAAAATAAAAAAACAAGTGATAATAATATAAGAATGGCTATAACTATAGATGTAAATTATTTTAATTCCTTTTACTTAAAAAGAGTTTATGGCACTGCTACAGGTGGAAATATACCTTACGCTACTAATCAAGGACAAAGAGCTGGTACTTGGGAAACACCTATTGTTTCTAATCCTGCTCAAGATTATTACGTAGAAGAATCTAGAATTAGAGGAGGTTATAATAATACTTCAATGGATTATGGTGTCAAAGCTTATATAGTTGAAGACAATGACTCTCAGCAGCGTCTAGGCAACTCTTTAATATATTCAGGTATATTTAATTCTAGAACAGGAATAAATAACACAAATGAGTTTAGTGTAGCTGATTCAATAACAAGAAGTGTTGATCCAGTGAATGGAACAATACAAAAATTATTTGCTGAAGATACAAATTTAACTATATTTCAAGAACGTAAAGTTAACGTTGCGTTAATAGATAAAGATGCTATATTTACTGCTGATGGTGTTGGTATAACAACTACAGGAAAACAAGTTATAGGAGCAATACAACCTATTGGTGGTAACTGGGGTATCAGTAGAAACCCAGAATCTTTTGCTACTTATGGTTTTACAAAATATTTTACTGATAGAGATCGTAACGCAGTATTAAAAATTCAAGGTAATCAAATACAAGAAATATCAAACGCTGGTATGAGTGATTTCTTTAGAGATCAACTAGGAGCTTTAGGAAACGACAGTGATTTATTAGGTTCTTATGATGTTTATAATCAAAACTACGTATTGTCTATTCAACCTGGTGGAAGATTTAAGGATGGTAATTTTAAAACATTAACATGGGACGAAAGAAATGCAGGTTGGACTAGTTTCTTTACTTACAAACCTGATAATATTTTTAGCGTAAGAGGAGATTTTTATTCTACTAAAGGTAAATTTCTTTATACACATTACACAAATCAAGATAGAAATAATTTTTATGGAACTAAAACTCCTTCTTCTATACAGTTTGTGTTTAACCCAGCGCCTAATGTAATAAATACATTTAAAACCATAAACTACGAAGGTAGTAATGGTTGGGAAGTAAGTAGTATAACTTCTGATCTTACAGGTCAAAACCCTACAGTAACACCAGCAGGTGGATACTTAAGTAATTTTGATGTAGCAACTGGAAACGTAAGATTAGCAGATGGTACTTTTAGTGGTACTAGTTATGCAAAAATATACAGTTATGATGAAGGTGTATATTCAGAAAACAATATAACTTACAGAGCAGGTTTTGATAGAAAACAAAACAAATACTATGCTGTAATACCTAATAACACTCAAACACCTCAAGCAGGTGAAGTTATATTTGGTAATCAAACAATGGGTATAAAAGCCTTTTTTGCTACAGTTACAATGAAAACAGATACACAAACTAACAACGGCGGACTCAAATCTTTATTTGCAGTAAGCAGTGAATTTATACAGAAATAATTATGCCAATACAAATGTTACCAGCTGCTCTAGGAATAGGAGGAAGTCTTCTAAGTGGAATTTTAGGTGGCGCAGCTGCTAAAAGAGCAAAAAGAAAAGCTGCAAGAGAAGCTAAAAGATTATCAAGAAAATTAGATTTTTTAGAAAACAACAGACAAGCTATCATTAATCCTTATGAAGGTATTACTGATTTGTCTGGTATGATTACTGATAGATCTTCTCAAATGAGTAACGCTTATAATAATTTATCTGTAGCAACACAAGCAGCTGAAATGCAATTTGAACAAACTGATATAGCCTTGGCAAATACTTTAGATACTTTAATGGCTACAGGATCTGGAGCTGGTGGTGCAACTGCTTTAGCGCAAGCTGCTAAACAAAGTAAAAAAGAAATTGCTGCTAGCATTGAAGGTCAAGAGGCACAAAACGAAAAGCTAAGAGCACAAGGTGAAGCTAGCTTAGAGCAAAGACAAATAGCTGAACAATCAAGAATAGAAGGTATACAAATGTCACAAGCTGAAAAAGTACAAACAGCAGATGTTCAAGGAAAACAATTTGTATTTAACCAAACTGAGACTAGAGAAAACGCTAAAATAGATAGAACAGCAGCAGAACTTGACAACGCTAGAATGATGCAAGCGCAAGCAGCTGCAGATGGAACTTCAGCATTAACAGGAATGATCGGTGGAATAACTAGTAGCTTAGCTAACTCTTACGAATAAATAATAAAACATGTCATATACAAATCCAAAATACACATACGTTTCTCCGCAACCAGCTTACGACAGACTACAACGAGATGTAGTACAAGCAACTGCTACTATAGCAGATAAAGTAGAAAAAGAAAGATTGCAAGGTGAAAAACAATGGGAGTTATCACAAGGAGCTAGCCAAGATTTTATTACAAATTCTTTATCTAGAAATGACGAAGGTACTGAGGTTACACAAGGCGCAGTTACTAAGATGTTTGAAGGTAGTGGAGCTAGAGTAGGTGAATTAACTATGCTTACTAGAGGGTCAAACCCTCAGTGTAAGACTGATGGTAATTGTGACGAGCTTAATAAAGAACTTGCTTCTTTAAAACAAGGACCAGCAGAAATGAAAACTTTTATAATGAATTTAAGTGATCAGTTAGACTACGCTAGTATACAAAATTTTGACAGAGGACAAAACTCAAGAGCTCAAATAATGTCTAATATACTTTCAGGTAATATAATGAACGATGCTAATGGTAAAGATTATTCTTATGAATTTGTAAACAAAGGAAATAATGAATTTGAAATGGTTGCAACATATGCAGGATCAGAAGAAGATCAAGGTTTTTTTAATCCTGAAACTGGAGAATATGATAAAACATTTTCGTTAAGCAGTGGAAGATTAAAATCTATGGCTAACGGTAATGGAAGTATATTTCAAGACACTCCACAAAGTGGTAACATGGCTAATAGTGTAATGCAAGAAAGTAACTTATACGCTGGTGCAACTTATGATAAAAACGGTAAAAGACAAGGTGGAGAATATGATCTTACACAATTTCAAATGTTAGGAGAAAACGGTGAGCCTGAGTTAGTAAAAATGTATACAGGTGGAGCAGACAAAGAAACCGCAATGTACGCTAGTATTGATAGAGATAGAATATCAGAAAACCCAGGTTTAAACAATGCTATTAACGAACAAATAGCTAATTACACTGGACCAGGTGGAGATGACGGACAAACAAGAAGTTATTGGAACCAAGTATTAAGTAAAAGAACTAAAGGTTTAGATTTTGACGCTGAACTAGCTAAGTCAGTATTTAGAGAAGCAGAGTGGATGTCTGAAGAAATAAGCGATGAAGAATTAAAAACTAAATGGGGAGAAACTATGAGCAAATGGAGTTATAATCAACCTTTAACTTACGAGCAAAAAGCTATTTTTGGTCATATATTTAAAGAAGAAATGGTTGATAATATTTATGCAGATATGTCTGCTCAAAACGATAACTTAAGAACTAACGAAGCTGTTCCAGCAGGTTACCAAGGTGGTGGAAAGAATACTCTGAATTTCGTAAAAAATTAGTATGGCAGAAGAATCATTAGATCCAAATGTATACGGACAAGAGTATGTTGACCTTGTTGATAAATATAGAGAAGCAGGAGGAGAAAAGTTTACTGTACGTGGAAACAACTTTGATGCTGCAAGAGAAAAAATGAAAGCTTTTATAGCTGAAAAAGATAAAGAAGCAAAAGAACAAAAAGCAAGAATTCCTTTTCCAGGTGATAGAACTCATGCTAAAAAAACTTGGGAATATTTAACAAAAGAAGGTACTGTAGATCAAGATCTTGAAACATGGTTAGAAGGTATAGGTAGCGATACTGAGTTTCAAACAATGACTCATAATTATTTAAGAGACAGAGGAGTAGTAGACCAAGATTTTAATACTTGGAGAGAAGGATTTACAGGAGTAGCTCCACAAGGAGATAATGTTGACGAAGAAGTACCAATAGGTTTTGATAAAAGATTAGATGTTAACGGTGTGGAAGTAAGCGTGTCAGGAGCAAATACATTACAAACATTTGAAGCAGATGATTTTTTAAGCAAGCAAGAAAATATTGAAGCTGAAGTTCAAAACCTTAGACAAAATCCACTACTTTATCCAGAAGGTCATGAGATGGCTGGTCAAGTTGATGTTGAAGCTACAAATGCTGCTATAAAAGAAGTACAAAATACAGCTCCGCCTTTGTTAACTTTTAATCCAGAAGATGCTACAAATAGTATAATACAAAGAAAAAATAGAGAAAGAGATGCTAGGTTTGAAGAAGAGACAGAAGCTCAAAGATTAGTTAGATTAGAGGTTAATCAACAAACTAAAGATCTTGAAAGAATTAGAGAAGAAATAAGACTTCAGTCAGACTTTAACATGGATACCAAAGAGTGGGAGCAAACTGATGTAGAAGGTAGTTTAGCATCTTGGAAAGAAAACTACGAAGCTTTAAAAAAATTAGCTGAACAAGGAGGAATGGAAAATCCTGAAAACTTTGACTCCATGTGGAACGAGCTTAATAGAGCTGATGGTGGTGGTAAAGATGTAAATAGCAAAAATTCATATAACAAAAAAAGAAACAAGTTTATTGATGACATGCTTTCTAATGTTAAAAATAAAGTTGAAGCTGTAAGTCAAGGTGAAGATGCTGAAGGTGCTAGTGCTGAAGAACTTCAAAAAGCGGAAGATCAGTTTAATGCTTATATGGCAGGTGAAATTGAATTAGATGATGATCAATTAAAAGAATTAGGTGTACAAATAAACCCTGAATTAAGAGCTTTAATTGAAGGTAAAATGCCTGATGTTAATGACGTTGATGACTTAGATGAATTAAGCGAAGCTTTTAGCACTACGTTAAACGAAGTTGTGCAGATGGATCCTCGTTTTGATGCTATACAAAAAGACATTAAAGATAATATAAATGCTCAAGGTAACGAAAAGTTTTTAGAACTAGGTCAGATGTACGATGGTACAACTAAAGAAGGTTTAGAAAAAATACAAGAAGAATATGCTAAGTGGTGGAATGAATCTTACAATCAACAAATGCAAGATAACTCACAAGCTAAATTAATATATCAACAATATGGTTTAGGTGCTAGTGATGCTTTTGGTCAAATAAACAGAGACTTTGAAAGAAAAGGTACGTTTTCTCAATACATATTTGATAAGGTTGGTTTTGACATAGACGATCAAGAAGGAAGTTCAAAAGATTTTAATTGGTTTGAAGAGTTTGTTGTTGGTGGAGCTATGGTTGAAGAATCTGTTAGAAAATTACCAACTTCTATAAAACAAAACTGGAATAAAATTCAAGTTGCTGTACAAGGTTCAGAGCTTGAAAACAGAGCAGATGTAGTTACAAATATAGAAGAGGGATTAAAAAGTGGAAAGCTTAATAAAAACATGACTCTTGGTGAAGCTAGAAAATTAGATGAAAAACTAGACAAAAGACTTTATTGGCATGACACTACTTGGTTAGATAGTGATAACCTAGGTGAATATCTAAAAAGAAAAGAAAAAAGAGAAAGAATAACAGAACAAAGTATTGCAGAAGACATAGAGGAAATGGCAATAGCAAACATGGAAATGGGTAAGTTTGTTACTTTTGATACTAACTCTTCAATAATTAATCCTTTTGGTAATAACAATGTGTTAGGTTTTATGGAAGCTTTATCTGGCACAGTAGATCAAGCTCCTCATTTACTACCTTCTTTAGTTGGTGGCGCAATGGTTGCTGGTGGTAGTGGAGTAACTATTGGTAGTGGTGGTATAGGTGGCGCAGCTGGTGTTCCAATGGTTGCGGTTGGTTATGGTCTTATCGCAGCAGGTGCTGCTTACCAAGCTGGTATGTCATATGGTAATATTTACATGGACGCTGTTGAAAGACAAATGGGAGAAAAGTATGGCCAAAAAGGTTTTACTACAGCTCAATATATAGAGTCTTTAAAAGATGAAGCTATAGGAGATCAGAGCTCTGCTTTACTTGGAGGTGGTGCAGTTTTTGCTACAGAGTTTTTATCTGATGCGCTATTTGCTAAAATGGGTGGTCCAATAATGGAAGCACTTGGTCCTACTGGAAAGAGAATGATGGGTAATACTTTTGGTAACTGGTTATTAACTTCAAAAATTCCTCAAGCTATTTATCAAGGAAAAC